CACCCACCATGGGTGCAATAAATTTTTGTAACTTATGGGGAGAAAAAACTAGTTCTTCTTACCGCCACCAAAGGTTACGCGAGTGCTTCTCTCATTTGAGATAGGCATGCTAGGATGTTGATCCTTAAGTGGATCATTAGCAACAGCTTCGTCTTTATCTTGTGCAACTTGCGCAAAATATTTTGAACGCTGCTTAACAATCTCCTCAGGAATTCTTGCTAGCATTAAACCTCCAACAGCAATTACACCGCTATATTTACCTGTATCAATTTGTGGCCATTCAATATCAGGATATTCGTCAGCTCTGACAAATTCCCAACCTTCGCGTAGTCTAGCGGATACATTTTTTTGATCCATTTGTCCTACGGCTTCGGCCCTTATCCATCGGTGTTTAAATCCCTTTGGCGCAGGTGGTGCATCTAACTGTGATGGTGGAGTCCATTCTTTCCTTCTCTCGGTTTTAGATCGGGTTTCAGACTCGCGTGATGGTAGTTTATTTGTTTTTATATTTTTATTCATATGCCTACTCCTTCACGTACTTCGCATATTCGCTTAGTGGCACACCTAGTTTTTTTGCTATGGCTACTTGTGATGGTGTGAGTCTCACAGTACCTTTGCGCGCTCCAATCTGACCACCTCTATTAACAGAGGCAACAGTTTGATTTGGAGTCGAAACTTTTTCAAACTTATGAGGAAATGTTTCCTTCATCCTTTTGTCTATTTCATTATAGTACATATCGGACTGCGGGTCAAATCCTTCTTCCATTAGTTTACGATGAATTGAGAAAGATGTCAAGGTCATTGGTTCATCTTCACCAAACCATTTATTCTTTTCAGCCCAATCCTCTGCCTTTGGATCTGGCGGTGGAGGTGGTTGTTGTGGCTGTTGAATAGGTTGTCGTGGCATTTGTGGCTGATTTGGGTCAACTCCACGTGCCACCATTTCTTTTTTTAATCTTTCACGTTGTGCTTGCGTAGATTTTACACGTTCACCTTCAATAGCTAATCGTGCTAATTTTTGTTGTGCATTTGCTTGAGCTTCTGGATCACCTGTTTCAATGGCAACTTTTAAAGCTTGTTTAGCATCAACTGTTTCAGCTTCAACACGGCTAGCAAATTCTCCAACATAACCAGCATCTAATGTACGTGCTTTTTGTTTAAGTGTTTCAGCTTCAGCTTGCACACCTTGTGCAAATTGAATAGCTGCTTGTTCGCGTCTTTCAGATTCACGTACTCTTTTTGTTAGTTTATCAATACGTGATTGTACTTTTTTACCGTAGTCATCCATTTCTCCTTCAGAAGCTGTTCTTTCAACTTTTTCTTCTACTACTTCTGGCTGCGGACTTGTCTCTACAGTTTTTTCATCATCTTTTATCTCAACATCAACGGAATTACCTTCCATAGGAAGGTCGACCATTTTTTCTTCTGCCTCGGCCTGTGTTTGTATTGTCGTTTCTGCAGGCATATTTTACTCCTGTTTATTTGTATTGCAAGATATCCTCTGGGTCTTTTACCACAGCAATTATCTCGTCATCATTAAGTATTCTCACTTCACCACCTTCTATCCCAAAACGAGATCCGGCGTAACGACCAAATATAATCCAATCGTTTTTCTTGCACCAGGGTCCATTTGGAAACCTTGTTTCATCATTGTAAGCATCTGGGCCAACTTTAAGAACTAATCCTGTAACTGTTGTATAAGTCCGCTCTTGCATTGTTTCATCAGTTAATATCACACCACCTTTTGTTTTACCTTGTCCTTTGTATGGTAAAACTAATAAACGCCAACCTGTTGGATCAGGTAAACGTTCTAATACTTTATCTGTAGGTAAATGTTCTATGCTTTCAGTAGCATCTTCTTGTATTTTTTTAAGAAATCTATTTTCTTTATCTTCTGCTACTTTATTATTTTCATCAGCTTCAACAGCTAAATCTTTTTCTTCTAGTGCAAATCTTCTTTTAGGTAAATCAGCCATTATCTTCCTCTTCTTTCTGCAGGTCTTGTACTTCCTGTTCCATTATAGTGTAAGCTTTGTATTCACCTACAGCTTTCATATATTCATCAAAGCTAGGTAAACCCATCGCTATTACATCTTTTAGTTCTGTTTTGCGCGTCCTAATCTTTTTCAAGACGAGGTAAACCGCGGTTTCGTCTTTCATTGATTGCCTTATATATTAACAATCCCATTTACGCAAGGCTTTATTAATCCTAGAATTAGGATCATTCTTTGTTTTTGATCCTGTTAATTTTTTCTTCATACCACCCATACGAGCACAAAAAGATTTACGTCTTCCACTTGTTTTAGATTTAGTAGGCGCTTTAAGTGTGCCTTTTTTATAACTAGCACGTCCTTTTTTATTTAATCCACCTGATGGGCTTTTACCTTCTTTCCTTGTCCAGGCTGGTGATTTATTACCCACTACTTTTTCTTAATTAAACCCATTGCACCTTTAGCACCTTTGATGCCAAAACTTGCTGAGCAGGCGATGTATAATAAATGTTTATAATAGTCAGGAAGTTGCTGAAGTGCAACAAACCCAGCTTCTATATGTGCAGTCATTCCTGGAAAAAATACTAAAACGGCAGGCCCTAAAAGGCAAATTAAAATTAGTTCGTCTTTCCACGACCCTTTCATTTGGTCCACGGCTGATGCTTCCCATGCCACTTTTCCGGCTATTTGATCTTGTTTCAGCTTAGTTGCTGCTTGTACTTCTGTTAATTTTAATTGAGCCTTCGCTTTCTTTGTCTCTACGAAGCCAGTGACGGCTTGAGAGGCAACGCCCAATAATGGTTTTAGTAATAAGTTTAACATTAATAATCTCCTAGTAAATCTATTATTCCGCCTCGATTGTTATACATTGGTGAGTGTACATCTACCATAAATTGGTTCATAGGTAAAGAAGCATATCTATTCTCACCTTGCATATCGCCATACATAATTGCTGGTATTCCAACTGGATATCCGCCACGACCACCTGAACTACTATAACCTCTATATCCTCCGTAATTTGGTCCGCCACTAGAAGGAAATTTTTTGTTACTTGAAATATTACCGGTTGGATCTTCTATATCAAAAAATGTTTTTGTTATAGGATCTTGTCCCACATAATTTGTAGGTGAACCAGTGAAACCGCCGGCCCCTGTATCTTCATAAAGTGTTTGTGGTAAAATACTTTGAAAAAATTCATTTTCTCCTTTAAAAAAATTGTCTACTGCTGAATAATCACCAGTGCTTCTTGCTTCAGATACTAATTTATTTAATTCAACATTTGCTTGATCCGCAACTGCTTGTGCCTCTTCTTCTGTTGCACCTTGGCTTAAAGCATACATACGTGCTTTGTATGCAACATTACCAGTGTTAATTGCAGTATTAGCGTATGTAGAATAAAAAGGTGTTAATCCATCTACTTTAGTTTTACTTAAATCAACTTGTCGACCACCTACATCTGCTGGATCATCAGCTTCTAAAATTTCTCTAGATGTAGTTTCTCTATCATAAATTACAGGTGACTTATCATAAAGACTTACACCAGATAAACTTGGTGTCAACATCCCTGAGTCTCGCATACTTTCATATGCTGATTTTCTATCTAGTGCAGATTGACTATTAGTTCCTGTTTGATTATTAATAAAACTTGTCTTTCTTTGCCTGTGATCTATTTCTGGCACTACCTTGGCTCCACAATCCCACTGTCCACCATTCTTCCCTGAATAATAGCGTCTATATATGCTTGATATAATTCTTCAAATTTAGAATCAAATTTATTTTTAGAAGATTCGTTATAATACATTTGAAATGCTAGTGCTGCATTTTTTGCTGCTTCTCTAGATACTGGATCTTGTATTGTAGTAATAAAATTATCAAAATCTGGGGAATAATCTTCTCCTTCAAATATACTGCCAATATTACCTAGTGGATATTTACTAGGTTCCTCTTTGCTTAATTTATCTTTTTGTAATTCATAAGCTTCTGCAATATCTGGACCATCACCAACTATGTCATTAGTGATATCCATTGTATCAAACGGTGATCCAGAAGATCTTAAATTAGGATTATAAAAAGGATTTGTTTCCATTCCTGATCCTTTGTACGCATCTTGTGGTAAAAAGGTTATTGGTTCTTCTTCTACATATGGTTCAATTTTATCATACTCTATTGGAAACGGATTATTTTCTGGTAAAAAATCAGGGTCTCTATCTAATGGCACTCTGTCTCTTTTTGGTAAATATTTTAATGGACTAGCAATTTTTGCTATACCTTCCATTAATCCACCAAAATCAAATTTTCCAAATGTATCTTTGTAGTATTTTTCTCCAAATCCAGCATTAGGAAAAGGACTATATTCTGGAGCTCTTACTGCTGCTTGGTTTTTCCCTGTAAATAAAGATCCTACATCACGCAAAAATCCTTGTGATTTTGCAGGGTCAGTAAATAAAGTTCTACCTGTGCGGTATGCACCAGTTGGTAATCCTCTAGTATCAATTAAACGTGCACCACTATCACCACCTTTCATTTGATTCATTAACATTTGATACATGTTACGTGATTCATTTTGATCAGTTGTAACAGCAGGTGTTCTCTCTAATACACCTTTAACAGAAGCACGGTTTTTTGGATCTTGATAAAACTCAGGAGAGCGTGACATTGCATACTGCAGATCGTTATTACGATCTGCAATAGCACGATTTTCCCTAACAGTATTAGCTCGATTAATCGCTTGATTTCTTAAAAATTGTGATCTTGTATCAACCACTATGCGCCTGGTATTATTATTGCTTTAAGCACTATAAGAACTATGATTGCTACTATACCGGCTTTAATCCAGTCACGTAATTTCCAATCACTCCATTCCTTAAGATGTGCCCAAATATCTTTTAATAAATTCATTTGTACCTCCTATTTACTTCGTTTAAGGCCACCCTTACGGTATCCCTTTTTCACCTTGCCACCTTTTTTCATCTTCTGAACTTTTTGTCCAGTAGTTTTTGCATGGACTTGCGCATCACGCATTCCTGCGGATGTGTACGGGAATTTTGTATTACCTACCTTTGGCATTATTGACTCCTTTTTATTGCTTCTTCAGTTGGTGCACCCTTTGCACCTTTCTTACGCATTTTTTTACCAGCTTTTTTCTTTTTGTGAATATTATACCACAAACCTTTTTTAGCTGTTTTACCTTCTTTAGTTACGTGTGTACCTTTTCCGTTTTTATTACCCATTCTTTTTACCTTTCTTTTTATTCATTGATCTTTGTATAGCTTTAGATCTAGCCGCTTCCCAAGGTTCGATCTTTTTATTCTTATTAATGTCGGCTTTAGCACCTAATTTTTTCTTCATTTTTTTCATAATTACTCCCTAGTGTATAGTTGGTTTAGGTAAATCTTTAAACTTATATAACATTTCTTCTGTAGCAAACATAGTGTCTGCAACAGCTGTAAAAATTTGTGCTGTTTCCTCTATGCTTAAACTTTCCAAATACATGTTACGTGTTACTGCCATTAACGCAGAACAAACTGCCATAAAATCATCATGTGTTTTTACTTTAGAACGAACCAACTCTTCTACTTGCTGCATAGTTTCACTAATTAGAGTTATCTGTTTTTCCACTTCCTTTGGATCTGGCATTTTCCCTCGCAATTTTTTCTGTTGATTGTTGTTTCATAGCCTCACGCGATGTTGTAATATTTTCTTTTAACATATTAAGAGCATCTGCATTCTTTTGTTTATCTGCATCCACTGCTACTTTCATTAGATCAATACTTGTTTGAGCTTCTAATTTATCGCGTTCAATGTCAAGTTCTTCTGATTTAATGGACATGTCTTTTTGTAAGTTAGCTTGAAGTTCAGCAGCTTTTAAATCAATTTCTTGTTGTTTTAATCTTACAAGTGGATCTTGTGCCTCATTCTTCATACGTGCTTCTTCATCACGTGCTAATTGTTGAGTCATTTGTGCTTCAACTTGTGCTTGTTTTGCAGCAGCTTGGTTTGTTAATTGATCCATCTGTTGCTGCATCTGTTGCTGCATCTGTGGATCTTGTGCTTGCTGCATCTGTTGTTGCAATTGTTGAAACTGTGGTGCGAATTCTTTTTCTATTTGTTCACTCGCCATGATAGAAATATGTTCTGATACATGTGATTGTAACATAGCATATAACTGCGGATTAATTTGTACCATTCTTGTAAACATAAATTCAGCATGTGCTTGCATATGTGCCATATGATCTTGCATAGGAAACGCTTTTGGTTGTTGACCACGCATAGCGCTAGAATTTTCTATTGCGGGACTCATAGGTTTTGGCATTTCTGGATCTGGTTTTAATATTGAATCAACATTATCCACACCCATTGCAGCATACATTCTTCTATATGCTTCACGTAAATTATGCATTTGTGGTGCAGCTGTTGCTAATTGTAATTGCTGTTGTGCTAATGTAACACGTTGCGCCATAGAAAATATATTAGGATCAGATACAGGTAGTATGTCTACTCTGTCATCAAAGTCAGCTTGTTTAATCATACGATTACCACCAACAACTTGGTAAGGATATTCTGGTGGTAAATACAATTGGAATATACGCGCAAGCATATTAAATTCTACTCGTTGTGCATAATGTAATCGTTTGTGTATAGCACTCATTACTTTTGTGCCACGTTCAATTAATGCTAATGTTGTACCAACTGGATTTTGTTCATTACCTTCACCCATCTTCATATCTGCTATTGCTGCAAATGATTTACCCGCATCAACAGAAAAACCTAATAATGCAAATAACACTTGTGAAGGTTCTTTGTATGGTAGTGGCAATAAAGATTCTTTAATAGATGTACCTGTTACATCCACGTCTCTAAATTCACCTGGTTGTAGTGGTTCATCATGATCACGTATACGCATTCCTCGTGCCTTAAAACCTGCTGGTAAGTTAGCAAGAGTACCTGCATCAATTAACTGCCGCAAAACACTTGTTGCAGTTCTTGATAACCCACCTAGCATATGTATTAG